TGCAAGTTCAGCTGCTTCACATAACCCCGAAATTCGGTGTACAGGCGTCCGTCATACCCGAGTTGGATTTCTACCGGATCGCCCGCCTTGATCACCTGTGCAGTCTCGACGTAGGCCGGAGGGGTCCCAGTCTGCCGGAGCACCGCCGTCACCGGAACCTTCACCGAAGCCGTGGCCCCGATCGTATGAATCGAGCGCTTGATCTTGATGTCATGCACTCCGCCGAAATACTTGCTTCCGATGGTTATTTTACTGCACGGTAGATACATGGCTATTGCACTATCAGTTCAAAAGGTGAATCCGTTTCGCATTCGATCGTCACCGCCTGGCCATCCTCCACACCGGGCGTCGGCGGGTACTGGATGTCCGTGATCACGACCCGGTCGCCCTCGTCGAGCAGCAGGTCCGTCAACACGCAGATCAGTTCGACCGATTCGTTGATGTTGTAAAGTTCCTTCATGCGCGCAATCTGCGCCTCGGGATAACTGCCGTCTGCGGACCTGATGAAGGCCGCGACGGAGATTTTGTAGTCTCCGATGCTGATCAGCTCCTTGACCGACCCGCGGCGGCCCACCAGGGGCGTGCGCACGATGTTCTTGGTTCCGGTAATGCTGATCACGGCGTTCTCCAGCTCGAGGGTGTGATCCTCGCCCCGTATGTCATGATGCCTGATGAATACGGGCATGAAGTACCACCTGCCCAGGGCATCCTTCTTGTACAGGCGCGTACCTTTCACGAGCTCTTGCTGTGGAGCTGGAGAGGTCGGGATGTCGAAGTTGTCCCCGGTGTAGCTGCCGGCCGGACGATTCGGGGAAAAGGCTCCCGGATAAGGCAGGCCCTTATAGCCGATGATCGACTGCAGCAGGTGCTCGATGTTATACTTATGCTTCATATTCGTCCAAGACTTTTTTCAGTACGGCAGTGACTTCCTCCTCGATCTGATTGTAGCCCTTCCCGTCGGCGTTGGCGATGTGTATCTCGATCGTGTCGCAGAATTTGCTCATCGTGACACCTCCGCGGCGCTGACTGTCGTATGCCAGTTCCGTCGGTGTCGGCCGGGCCGTTCCCCCGGACTGCGGGAGCGTAGTAGCCGCCACCGTGAGCGGCATGGCCAACGATGCCGCCGCGGTCGCCAGGGACGGAACCCGCACCGCCGAAAGCCGCGAGGCGATGGCCGTGTAGGCCGCCGATCCTTTCATGTCGGGGATGATCTTGTTCAGATCGAGCACCGTCTTGCTCCCGGACCCGGTCCCGGTCCCCGTCTTGGAGAAGTCGATGTTTACCTTTTGTTTCGTGCGGGGCGTCTTCGTGCCGTCCGGGGTTTCAGAAGCCGCAATCAACGGACTGACGGCATTGGCTGCGCCATTCTTGCCGTTTTTCCAGGAGAGCTCCCAGGAGAGGGAACTCCCGGCATCCTGGGCGAGGTTCTTCAGGTTCTTGGCCCCGTCGACGATGGCCTTCTTGCGGCTGTCGATGTCGCCCGAAATCTGCGAGATCATCGCCTCGTTCTCGGCCTTGTCGCCCAGGCCTACGGCCTTCTTGAACTTGTACCACCCGAGTTTTATGTAATCCAGGCCGATCATAATGCCGTTGACCATCGTGCTGAACTCGTACTTGATCGTTTCGACGAACAACTTGCCCGTCAGCTTCATAAACTTGACGACGCTGTCCCACTGCTTGCCCCAGCCCTCGACCTTCGTAACGCAAACGGTGATGACGGCGATCAGGGCCGTGATCCCTGCCACGATCCAGGTGACCGGACAGCCCCACAGAGAAGCGTTCAAAAGCCACTGTACGCCTGTCCATGCCACCGTTGCCGCCTTTACGGCTCCGGCCCACACGGTGTGTAGTTTTTCCGCGCTGGTGACAAAACCGATCGCCTTGCCGAACAGCCCGAACAGGGGTAAGAGCTGCGAAACAGTTACAGCCTGCTGCGCGATGATCGTGGCGTAACCGCCAGCTGATCCCGTAAGTTCGAAAAACCCGATCTTCAGGTCGTCGATCCGGGCCTGGCAGCGTGCCATCATCTGCTGCACGGTGTCGGTGCGGATCGCGGCCTGCTCCTGGGCGACATTGGTGGCCGTGACCTGGGCGGTCATTTCGGCCACGGCATCCGAGTTCTTGATCAGAAACTGCGCTGCGGCGATGTTCTCCATGCCGAACACTTTCGACAGATAGGCGGCATCCGTCAGGCGGGGCTTCAGGGCATCGAGGGCATCCGAGAAGCTGTTTTTGCGGAAGTCCACGCCGAGGACGGTCTGCATCTTCAGCATGATGTTGCGCAGGGCCGTACCCGCTTCGGCTCCCTTCAGGTTATTTTTCGATAGAACCTCGATCGCACCTGCCGTGTCCTCGACCGTGAGGCCTGCGGCATTGGCCGCCGCACCGACGACCTTGAACGATTGCGAAAGGTCGACGATCTCCGCGGCTCCGTACTTCGAACCTGCCGCCAGAATGTTGATCACCCGGTTGGCCTCCGTAGCCTGAAGACCGAACTGGTTGATCGTTCCGGCCAGGGCCGTGGCGGCATCGTTCATCGACATCCCTGCAGCATGGGACAGCGTGATGGTGTTCTGCTGCAGGGCCTTCAGCCCCTCCATGCCGATCTTGTCCACCTGAATCTGCGAGGCCAGCAGGGCAAAGGCATTCGCCGCCTGCTGCGCACCCAGTCCGCTCTCCTTACCCGTCTGCCGGGCGACTTTCCCCAGGTCGCGCAGCTCGTCGCCCGCGATACCCGTGATCGACGACAGGTCGGCCATCGACTGCTCGAAGCCGATGCCGGGACCTGTTAAATTCGCAACACCTTCGGCTAATTGTTTGACCTGCTCGATAATGGAGGTCAGACTGATTCGCTCGATCTGTTTTTGCAGACCGCCGAATGCATTGGCCGACTTGTCAACGTGTTCCGTAATCTGCCGGGTCGAGTTCTGCACGGATTCGTCGACTTTCTCGACGACCTGCACGATCTTTGTGAACTCCGCAAACATATTCTGTATCGCGATGAAGACATTCCCGCCGATATCTACTTGGTAATTTGCGCGATTATCCATATATTTGCAAAAATTGTATTGCTATGACTGTTGCAGGTTGGATATTCTTGATCTTTGTGGCTGCCGCTTTGCTTAACCTTTTGGGTGAGGGCTTCAAATGTGCCATGCACATCGACAAGTGGCGCGACCTGTGGCAAATCAGGCGGTAGGCGTATATCTGCGTACCCGCTCATTCTCCACCCATTCGGCCATTCTCACCTGAAAGCCCCACGCCTCGTCCGACAGCGTGTCGGGGTCCATGTGCAGCACCGAGCGGATCAGGGCGTTGCCCGCATGCAGCCACCCGTCACCCTTGACGACCTCGGTGCCGCTCAAAGTTTTTTTATTTCCCCGACCCTGATCTCTACGATTTCCGAAATCAGCTGCGACAGCCCCATGAAATAGCGGTCGTCGTCGCGCAGTTCCTCGTCGCCTCCGAGCCAGCAGTTCGTCAGGATGACTTCGGCGAACTTGAACGGGTCCTCTTTGCCGACCACCGATGCAGCAGCGATCACATCCCGTCCCGGGCGATGCAGGTAGCAGGTCTTACCGTCGACCTCATAGGCGAACACGTCGCCGTGTTTCTTCTTCCATGCCGCGATTTTCGCGGTCATATCCTTCTTTTCCATAATGATTTTATGCGGGTTTAAAGGGTGTTTAAACAGCCCACGGTCCGATGCCGTGGGCTTGTTTTATTTCGACGCGATGTCGTAGTCGATGTCGAGAGCGACGAACGGCATGGCATGCTCGCTTTTCATGTCGCCCGCCTTCATGCCCGAGGGGAGTTCCGAAAACGAGGCGCAGATGATCTGGTCGACCGTGATGGCCGTGCTGTCCTCGGGGATGTAGGAGATCAGAATATCCACATCCACGTCGAGGATGTCCTTGTAGCCTTTTTCACGGGCGGCGCGGTTCATGGCGATGATCTCGCTCTGCAGCAGCGTCAGAGTTCCCGACGCGGCCCGCTGACCGTGCTGGATGCCTTTGGCGTAACGCCCTGCAGCATACAGAGCCTCCTTTGCCTTGGTGAGCTTGTAGTCGACACTGGTCGCTCCGACCACCGGGCGGCCCCACATGATGATCTTGATGGTGCCCCAGTCGTACTCTTTTCCGTTGATTCGTATTTTCATGCTGCTACTGCTTGATTGCCGGATTCTCAAATCCGAGGTTTACGATGATGTACCGCAGCGTGCCCCGCGGTCTGATCCTGCACGAAACCGCCATGCGCCGGGTCGAGAGGACATTCTGCGCCGGATCGACATACGATTTGAAGTCGCTGATCTCGCCCTGCATCGCCACTGCGACGGCGTTGTCGATCAGGCGTTCGTAGTACGAGCACATCTCCTGCGGGATGTTGCCCTCGTCGTCGGTCTCGATGTCGTCCTGAATCTCCTCGATGTAGGCAGTATAGGCGTAGATCGTGGCCTTGTCCGCCACACGTCCGTAGTTCAGGTTGCTGTAATCGTCCGACAGCGGGGCCCCCATGTGGTCGTCGTTCGGGTAGTAGCCGTTCTTCTTCGAGAAGGAGCGGTAGATGATGTAACCCGCCTCGTCCAGCAGGTCGAGCATCGCGTCGCACTCCTCGGGGGTTCTGCCGTTGGTCAGCCATCCCTCGGCGGTGATCGCTCCCGACTTCACGCGGGCCAAAGACTGGTTTACGGAAATCCGTGCGGCGCGTCCGAGCATCTGCCCGATTGCAGCGGTCTTGTTCGTCCGATCGTCGCAGGCCATAACGAAGCCTACACGGTTGGTGCTGCCCTCGCGGGGCTTGTAGAGCTTGTCGGTCTTGCCGTCCCAGCCAGCGGCGGGAATCAGGCACCGGAAGGGCATCACCTTCCGGGCGAAGCTCTCGCCGACGGACTGCGCCGCGGTGGCCGCCGTCACGGCATCCTTGTCGATGCCCGTATCGGTGGTGTCGGCGCTGTACTCGTCGGGCGGCAGACGGTTGATGCCGACCAGGCGGATGCGGCCTTTGGCGTAGGTGATCAGTTTCTTCAGCGGCGAGCCCTCCTCGATGCTGCACATCTGCGAGAGCAGCGTGGCCTCGGAAACGACGAGCAGGTACAGCTCGGCGCCGTCGCCCGTCTCCGTATAGAAGGCCGTCAGCTCCTTGTGTGCAAGGGGGTTGTTTTCAGCCGTGATGCCCAGCCGGGCGATGTCCCGCGAGGAGTTGATCAGGTAGACCTCGTTCAGCGCGAGCTTGTCGGAGACGGCGGCGCCCGTCAGGATCAGCCCGGCGACACCGTCGTCGCTCTGTGCGATACGGCCCAGGTTCCCGTTCTCGAGGTTGATGGTTACGTTAGGTAATGCCATGGTTATCGCACGTTAATGGTTCGTACTTCGCCTTCGCCGAGGCCCTTCTGATGGTACTGCGCGAGGTTCTTGTCTTTGTCGAGGAACACCTGTCTGTCGCTGGTGATGTGGAAGGCCTTGCAGTCGGGATAGGCTTTCGCATACTTCTCGGCCAGGGCCTGGAACGGGTCGGCCTTACGGGCCTGCTCGGCGGCAGCCTCCTCGGCTTCCCTGCGGGCCTGATCCGCTTCGGCCTTCTCGGCATCCTCGATGGCTTTGGCCTCGGCGCGGAAATCAGCCTCCCGGGCTACGGCCTCGGCGACCTTCGCCGTGGCGGCCTGACAAGCCGCTTCCAGGGCCGCCAGGCTCTCCTTGAGGGCAGCTTTCTCCTCGGCGGTTTTAGCGCCTTTCACGGCGTCCTTACCCTCGGCGACCCGTGTCTTTGCGGTTTTGGTCTCGGCTTTTGCGGCTTTCACGGCATCAGCCAGGCGGGCCAGCTCCTCCTTGCGCTGCTCGGCGCTCATGTCTTTAATATCCATGTTTTCAGTTTTTTAACAGTTTGCGGGTTTTATAGACCCCGAACAGGATCAGCGACACGGCTGAAACCTGTCCGATACGCATCCAGGTCCGCTGCCAGGTATTCAGGCGATTGACCTCGACGACTTGAAACTCTTTGCGGGTGGACGTATGGCGTTCGATGCGGTCTTTCAAAGTCAGGTAAATAGCCATACTGTCGGCCTGGGCCGTAGCCGTCAGGACATTATCGCGGACCTCGATGTCGGGAGGCTTCAAGCGGTTCCCCGCCTGGTACTCCATCAGTCGGCGCATCTGCACCTGACCCACGCTGTCGCATTCGAGAAGCGCCCGGAGCATCGACTGGTCGCGTTCGAGGACCACCACCGTATCCCGGACCTGTTCGGTCACGGTCACCGTATCGGTCGCCTCCGTCTGCGAAGATTGCAGTTTGAGGCTTGGACTGCACGCGGCCAAAAGGGCTGCGAGCAGAATAATCAGCATTTTTCTCATTGATCAAATCGTAAATTACGTTTTCGTCGTTCTTGCCACGGATCAGCTTGATCAGCGACACGAAGGCTTTGGCCTGCGTGATGATCGCCAGGTTCTCGAGGATCGAGATAAGCTCGCAGACGCACAGGTAGGCCGCCATCAGTCGGTGCGGAATGATCCACAGATTCGGGACGAGCTTGTCGATCAGAAAGGCCAGCAGTATCGCGGCCATGTAGCCGATCAGTTTGCCTACGCTCTTGCGCATTCGGCGCGACGATCGAGGTGCGTGGCGGTTCTTGCTGGCGAGAACACCGAAGACGAGATCGGCGAGCCAGAACAGGAACACAATGCCGATTACCTCCTGGCATGGTGCGAAATAGGCTGCGGCCACCAGGGACGCCTTGATCGCATACTGACCGAGATACTGCACAGCTCCTTCCATGACTACTTACCCGAATAGATGGCTCCGATGTACTTGTTGCGCAGAGGCAGGGCCGAGAAACGCTGCTGGTAGCCCAGGATGTCGCCACGGGCTTCGGGGTCCTTCTCGCGGTGGAAAACATCGACCGTACCCGTCGCACGCATCACCTCGGTACGAATCCAGGCGATCGACGCCATCGCGCTGTTCTCGCCTTTGGCCGAGCCGAAAGCCTGCTTCTTGCCCGTCGTGGTGTCGAACAGAGGCAGATGCGGGTAGCTGAAGACCTTGAAATTGCCGATCTTCCCGTCACGCATGTACTCCTTGTACAACTTGCGGTTCTCGGACTTCAGGTCGGCTTCGTGCTCCGTAGTGAGGACCAGGCACAGCTGCGTCATGTCGACCTC